AACGCATTGAATGAGCCACTTGCAATTGGTTCGCCTTTGCCGGTCAAATCAATTAGTCTTGTTTGTTCATAGATTCCGAGAAGCTTGAAGACATTGATGTTTGCACCGGCAATATTTAACGCCTCGGCAGCAAAATTGTTGGCGATGTTCGAATCCGCATCATTAATTAGAGAATACGTGCTTGGTGGGAGATTTAGTTCATAGACAGACGGAAGCACCGATTGCGGCGTGGCTAATGTGTCACTCGGAACAGGAGTGCTACCCGGTGTTTGAACTACCATTTTGTGATGCTTATTCATAGTCTATTAACCAAACGTAAATTCAGCAGCCATACCCCATTCTTCGAGGTTGCTATTTGCAATCCAGTCATTGATTTCCTGAAGACATCTTGTCTGTCTTTTTTCAGAGCTTAGACGTAAGTCTTGGGCGTTCAATGTAACTCCACCACCGGCTCCTGGCAATGATTGGAACTTGCCACGTACACCAGCCAAAATCAATTCAGCCTCGGAGACTGCCCAATTGAGAAGCCATGTGTTCAAGAATCTATCTGCAAAAATATCGTTTTCTGTTCTTTCGCAAGCGCAGTCGATAATCATTGTTTCTGGTTGTCTGATTGTTTGAAAAATATCCAATGCGTGATTCTTCTCATCCCATAGGTACATGACACGATTAGCAAACAAAATTTCCATCATCTTGATGTAATCGCTGATGATGTGGTAACTGACCAAATCGAATGTTCCCATCTGATATAAGTGCTGTAGAACAAGTTGTCCGTATACTGCCTGACCTTCGGCTTGACCCAAGAAGGTTGAAGTACGACGGTTAATCGCCGTAACACGATGAATCGTATCGAATTGTTTGCTGATATCAGTCAAATAGTAGCGCTGTTTGTTTGGAAACACTTTCAAAAAGAAAAACTTGCGCGTATATGTAGATGAACTAAGACGACGCAATTCTTTCAATGCTTGTGTGACACAGAATTCAGCGTTCGCAGGAGTCAATTCAACTTGAACGGATGAATATCCTAGAGCCAAAAAGACGTTTTGGACCATCTCACGCCGTTCACTCGTTTCAGCAGTTTTTCCGATACCCAACTGACGTTCTTGTGGATAACGTGGAGGAGGATCAGAACCCGAGAAAGGAACCATTAACTTAGATGCGACGATAAGTTGATCACCATCGAAGATGAAGAATGGTTGAGCGGTTGGTGCTGTTGATGGCGGAACAACATAAATTGCTGTTCCATGACCGAGCATTCCGGTTGTCAAGTACAAATCAAATACAGTCTGAATTGGGTTTGGATTGAATGGAGCATTTGGGTCTAACGGTTCGCAATTTGCTTGCGGGACCAATGTAGCCTTGGCGATTGGAATTGCCAATACCCAAGCCGTACCATTCCATCTGAACAATTCATCTGTTGTAGTATTGTACCACTGTGTTCCAGTGATTGGAATTGGTGGGGTTGTTGAGTAAGACAGCAATACCCAACCGGTACCATTCCACTGATATAGTTGCAATGTCGTGGAGTTAATCCAGTATTCGCCTGCTGTTGGCGCGGTTGGTTGTGTTGCAAAGAAGACCGGGAAAATCTGAATCCAAACACCACCCTGGCGAATGTACCATAGATTGGTAGATGTGTTATGCCATACTACACCATCGATAATTATTGTTGGGTCGGTTGGATAGTTAATAACCGAAGTTACGATCCATTGAGAACCATCCCATATGTAGGAAATACCTGTTACTGGATTAAACCAAAATGCACCATGCGGCGAGAATTGTGGTAGCTGAGATGGATCATTTGGTTGATCGAAGAACGATGTAACTGGTATCCAAGTGCTGGTCAAAATATCCCACTCGAAAAGTGTATTTGTTGTTGTATTCCACCACACACTTCCGGCTGGTGGGTTTGCTGGATCTTTATCCCATACACGAACAGTTTGACCAATGAAAGCAGAGCCATTCCATTGAGCTAGTTCTTCATTGCTTGGGTTGTACCAAAGTTGGTTAAGCGCAGGATTAAGCGGCTGTGTTACGGAAATTATTGCGTTGGAAACGATATCCCAAGCAGCACCGTTCCAGACTTTCACGAGGTTGTTCTTTAGATCAAACCAATAGTCACCGATGACAAGTACGTGTGGATCGGTCGGGAAAAGAATTGGGCTGACTGGAACCCAATTTCCATTAGCCAAACCGACACCATTCTTACAGGTTCCAGTTATGTCAACCCACTTGTATAGTGTGTTGTTATTTGTATTGAACCAGTAAGAGCCGCAAGTTAGTATAGGCATTGCAGCAGGATCGGTATTCTGAATGAAAGTCAAAATCGGAATCCAAACAGTACCATCCCAAATGTATGCTTGTGTGCCATTGAACCATATCGTATCACAAGGGAACAACAATGTTGATGATGCTCCGGTAGGTTCAGGTGGAAGAATGGTTGCTGGCTGTATAACCCAAGAAGTTCCATTCCATTGATACAACAAATTATCTACGGTATTGAACCAGAAATCACCTACGGCTGGTGAAGCTGGTGCTATTGCTGCGGATGTTACATTTCCAACCAAGAGCAGCCAAGTAGTACCACTCCATCGATATAGGAGATTATCAGTTGTGTTATACCAATAATCTCCGACAGCAGGAGGCGGTAAAGTGCCAGAACCAACTGGTTCTGGTGGTAGAACGATTGTAGGTTGTTGTATAGCCCAAACAGTTCCATTCCATTTACCCAATTCATTCGTTGTTGTATTAAACCAATAATCGTTAAGAACTGGTGAAACCGGAGCGGTTGCTGAGGCAGTGAAATTAGTTAATAGAACCCAAACAGTTCCATTCCATTGATATAGTTTGTTGTCTGGAACACTAACCCAAAATTCACCAATGGTAATTGTTAGCTGACCAACTGGATCGCTCCCGAGAGAGATGAAAGGAACTGGAATCCAGGCTGTGCCGTTCCACTGATACAACAAGCCGTTTATGGTGTTGACCCAATAGTCTCCGACGTTTGGAGCCGTTGGCATATTTGGATCGAAAATGTAAGACAATGGAATTAGTGTGAATCCATTCCATAGGAACAATTCTTTGGTTTGTAGATTGAAATAATAACCACCAGTGTTTGGTGGTGTGACACCAACAGCCGGATTACAAAGCAATGCAAACTGACGATTGAGTTCATCTACAAGCGCTTGCCATGTAAGAGCTACACTACCGTCAAAAACGATAATAACATTTGGTCTGATTCTTTCTTGTGGTCTTGTCATATCGTTTTCGTTAAACACAACATTAACGATGTTTATATCATCTAAGCCATCAAAAATCGGTCCGCAACAAGCATTAAAGTTTAGGAAATCACACCCGGTATTACAATCCTGTTCTCTCAACACACCATCTTGTGCTGCGTACTGAGTATCCTTGTGTCTTGGCTTGTGAATAGCCAATGGGATCTGATATGTGGTTCCAGAGTGCAAGCCGGTCAAATCGGTTGGCTGAATATTTAAATCGATTCTTTGATGTCCTGGACAAGCAGGAGGAGGCGCTTGTGTTCCATATGTTTCGGAATAAGTGTGAACGCCTTCATAGTGATAACGAAGAACGTTATCAACAGCATAACCACCAACATAATAAATTGTTGCTCGGTCTAGACCAGTGATGTTGAGTGATACTGTTGTTGTGTCATTGTAAAATGAACCAACAACGAATGCTGAACCAATTTTGTCACCAGCAAACAAATTTACGTCCGCTGTAGGATCACCAACATATTGTTTTCCATCAACTGGAGTTGGACGTTCGAGTACAGCTTTGCCATTAACGATACCAGGATGCGTTCTTAGTTCCTGTGTATCGAGCAGGATTACGATACCATAATACGCTAGCGGTGGAACCGTAGTAGGATCTGCGGCAGTTATTGGAGTGTTCCATGTGACGGTAGCAGTAGTAGGCGAAGTTCTTTTTAACGCAATCGTTATTGAACGACCTTCGTTTATAATGCGTTCCGGGGTATCAGCGTATACGCTGAAAGCTGTTGCCATTGTTCCCACTCCTTTGATATTAAATTAATCTACTTAAACTATTTATGCTGGACAGACTACGGGGCGGGTGTTAAATTTCTAAGGAATTTTTTGACAACCATTTAACCAATTTGGTGGCTTTCCAAGGGGTTTGGAATTCATCATCTGGTTCGAATTCTTTACAATCTTCGAAACGAATGTTGAGAGGTTGAGGAGTAAGGTCTTCGACGTTATCATACTGCCATTCGACTATGACAGTCTGTCCCGGCTTTAAGAGCACAGCTTTCTTATCGTCACGTTCACCCACGATTAAGCGACAATACCTCGTTATATTGTAAGTCAGAGATTGGACGGGACATTCCCCAATGTTTTTGAGGAGTTGCTTCTTGGATTCCAAATACTCTTTGAACGACAATTTATTCATAGTTGTTTCCAGTGTATGAGGATATTTATTTTGGAACCAACTCTGTGTGACAAAAACTGGAGTGTAAAAGGAAAAAGCCCGGAAACCGGGCTTTTTCGTTGTTGCTTTGCCTACTTCGGATTAAGCAAACGTCAGATTAGTAACATTTATTTTTGCGTAATAATCGGCGCTGTTGCCCAAGCTAGTGGTTTTACTTAAAAATGCTGTCTTTCCGTAACGAGTCATCAAGCTGACAACTGGCTGGAACGTTGCTGGGTTAATAACAACGCCGCTGCTCATCAATGGAATGTAAGGACAGTAAAAATATCCTACGTCCAATTCACCATTGCCACCCTTATAGCCCATAAGAATTGTATCGTTACCAGTGTTTAGACCGGCTGCGGTTGATTCTGTTGGGTTGACTTGGTTCCAGAGGTAGCTGTAAACCTTTACTGTGCCGTTTAGTGTACCAACCAACATTGAGTTGTTTGGACCCTTGAAGGCGCCTTGGATTGCTGGTGCGAAGACCGACTTGGTTGCGACCTGTAGGACGGAAACAATCATTGGTGAGCAAACCATAAAGTTTGCAGCGCCACGACGAGTCTTACGAGCAACTTCGTTTGCAACCCACATAACTTGCGCACCGAGGTTCGCAAAGCGGTCACCAACGAATGTTGGGTGGTAGTAACCTGGAGCAGCAGGTAGTGAACCATCGAACGTGCCGACTGTACCAGCAATGGTAATCAAGTCAGCTAGGATTTCGTTGTCGATTTCCTGTACGATGTGAGCGGATAGTGCTGTGGTCATTTCGTTTTCTAGATCTAGACCGTGCTGAGCTTGCATGTCCTGCATAGCTTCAATGGTCCATGATGCCTGCAACTTACGTGTACCAGCTTCAACAGCCTGGGAAACGATTTCTAGAGACATCTGACGACCACCTGAGCCTTCTAGCATGCCACCGCCACCACCGTATAGTGAACCACCAACGCTAACGCCGTTTAGAGCGGAAGCACCAGAAGCTGTGTATGCGGTTGAAGTGAAGCCTGCGTTGGCTGGCCAAGCGTAGCCTTGTGCTGTTGTATTGTCGATACTTGGGTCAAAAGATGTGGTATCGAAACCGGCTGGATCAAAACCGCCTGCGCCCGCTGGCTGACCCTTAGGGTCGGTAATACCGTCACCGGCTGCACCTGAATAGAATCGACGTAGTGCGTTCACGTTGCCAAAGGCTTCGCTATCTACACCGACGTTAATTGCACCTGATGGTGTATCCCATGCAGCGATTGAACCACCTGGAACACTTTGGTTATACTTGTAGCGTAGTGAGTAAACTAGTCCGACTGGACCACTCATTGGCTGAATACCGACGATTTCTGTGGCAATTGTGCCTGGGATGATACGACGAATCATCGGAATCAAAATCTTACGGAAGCCAGCGATGGCTGTCGTGTCGGTTGATCCGGTTGCTGCCGTTTCATTTAGCAGATGCTGCTTTT